CCCCTGCTACTAGTGTAGTACCAGCAGCAATGGCCGCATTCGCGATCTTTTCAACGTAGTTGTTTCCACCGCCAGACAACTGTCTGACAGTAGCGTTACTCCACATTGTCGCAGAAACTCGAGCAATTGCCATGTTAAATCCTCAAGGTTTCCAGAGGGCTACCTGATACGGCCCGCCGCCAACCCATGCAAAGCAGTTCAAATTTGGCACGTAAAACCATCGTGCGTAGTGGGGAAGATTTGCAACAGGCAAACCTCCATTGTTTCCATTATACTGTTTCGGAAATGCCGATCCTGTAGGAGTGATAGTTGAAACCACCCATGCGGATGTAAACCAGTTGGCGTAAGCCGGCGGCGTGATTTTCGTCACCTTTCCGCTTAGACCGTCATAACCGTAATAGCAATTATCACTGGGATAACGATCCCATTTGACATTGATATTCTGGTCATTCATATCGTAATAGCCAGCAGGCATTCCACCCGGAGGTCTCTGTCTAAAGTTTGACAAAGAACCAGAAAATGTAATGTTCCTCCAGCCTAGAGCTGTTGCCGCATCCGTCGTCAGGTCCAGCACCCGCGGATTCATCGCCGTGCCGTCACTGTTCAAATTGAAAACCATCATTCCTTTGTGTGTGCCATCAGTCAAGAAGATGTAAGTCGGGTAATTTGCACTGTATCCCGTAGCTGCTGGAGAGGTATATCCAACACCACTAGACCACGTGTTGTTGCTAAGATTGATGTAAGGAAGATTCGTCCAGTATGCTAGCTCATATCCAACATACCAAATGCGGTCAAAGGCAGAGTTAATACGAGTTATATCTAGAAAAGCGTAAGCTTCCTTTGCGAAACCATCAGTAGGATTCGGCATAGGATTAGAAGTGAAACGAGCGTAGACGCCAGTCGCAGGGTCAAAGGTATGAGAGTAAGGACTTACAATGATGGACGGCCCGTAACCTTGAATCACTCGAACGAACTTACCATTATAGCCTACAGCAACATGGTAGTGCTGCGCACCAGAAGGGGTTTGCCCGTATCCAGTAACCTCAAAGTATGGCGAGCCATTGGTAATGTTTTGGAACTGCTTCCACTGACTGTTTGGACAGTTTAAAGAGTTGTTGGTGTAATGCCATTGATAATCGTCGAATGAAAACCAAAGACAATCGTAAACAACCGGGGCCCCGTCACCGCCACCGTTAACAGCAACGTATGCTCCGTTCACTCCGACGCCGGGAACGAAGCATCCAGAACCATACGCGCCGTGCAACGCGTATGCAAGATCGTGGGATGAGAATGCCGCAACAGGCTGCTTGTTGGAATCCAAGGCATTGACTAATCGAGGATTGCTCAAAAAAGAATCCATTGAATTGGATCCAATAAGCAATACTTGATTGCTGCCAGGAAGGCCAGTTGCCTGATCTGTCAGTGTAAAGGTTAGAATGCGTTTGGTCATGTTAGTAGGCCGGAAGTGCTGGTTCGACAGTTGAACAGATGATCTGATCAAGTTTCACTGAGATGTCATTGTTCACAGGAAACTGCTGTGCACCACCATTGTACTGCGAGAATCGAATCTCGTTAAACCCATTAGGACATTGCTGTCCAGCCCAACCCCACTGCGCAGGGATCGTGTTGTTGAACTGCGCATCGTACCACCAATAAAAATCCGTTTTATTAATCAAGGTAGTCCACACTGTTGCTCCTGCAACAGCAGCTTTAATGATCAACCCAGCATTTCGAGTCGGATTCGGCCACGTATGATTTCCATTTCCATCAATATTCGGTACATTCTGCGTGCCTGGAATAACGCCGATGTTGAACGTAACCCACGTATCCGCCGGCATATTCCAGCAGTTCAGACTAGTAGCTGGATAATTGCAGGCTGTATAGGTGGAACCAGGCAAGAAGTTACCGGGGTTTCCCTGCGGGCCGGTTAGCTCACTGTTTGCGTAGTTTCCTTGCGAGGTGTAGAAATACATACCTCGCGGCCAGTTCGGATTACGGTCAGCGTTGATGCCCTGGACAAATTCGCCCATGGCAGTTCCGCCACTGTTGTGGTCGAGGATGAACAACTTGCCTGCATGTTCCGTCGAGAGCAAGCGGGCCGCGTTCAACTTCAGACGGAACTGCAACCAGAACGTCCCTGCCCAAACAAACTCTGGCACATTGGGATAATACTGCGTCGCATCGAAGTGCGCGGCATTCCCAAAGCATCCTCCACGCATGTTAGACAGCTTCTTGTACCCTTCATTACCTTGGTACGAGAAGAAGTTTTGCATCGGAAGAGCGGGGAGACCTTTGGGATTCGTATCAGCAATAATCCCATATGGCGCGTATGCTTGCACTGGAGCAAGTGGCCGTCCCCATCCAGCAAGACCAGGAGTCTGACCTTGGGGGATAAAGATCTCAAGGCACCCATCGTTGATAATGCCGTCAGTAGAAAGTCGACGGCAAACAGCTGCCGAACTTTCTCCCTGTCGCATCCAGTAATCTCCGCCCGTATCCGTCGGGCTAAAGCGCTGTGCCCAGACAACACCAGCTTGAGTTGCTCGGCTATTCCAGTCTGCCAGTTTCGGAGTTGTCGGAGCTATGTCTGTCGCATCAATCTGGATCTGATACGAGCCGGCCGGCACAGAACTGACAGGAACCAAAATGGACATACTAGCCGTATCAGCAGTTACAACTGACGGGGCCGTATCTGCTGCTTCGCTAGTGCGAGCAAGGAAGATTGGATCTCCATTTGGATCTGAAACCAAGCTAGATAGAGGAATCTGAATCGTAGTACCCACACGAGTAAACGATCCAAGATTGTATCCATCCGGCACTGACCAAACAGGCGGAGAATTCGCGGCCGTGACGGTAACGCTAATTGCCTTGTCAGCAAAAAGCCCTCCGGAGTCAGTGACCCGGACTGTGTAGGAGCCGCTAAGGCTCCCCGACAATACCGTCAATACACCTGTCGTCTGGTCAATCGAATGACCGTTTGGGATAGTTCCGACAAGTTGAAATGTCAGTACATCCCAAGGATGCGGATCACTCGCTTTCGCCCCGAAGTCATACGACCCTCCGCTAGTCCCAAAAGAAAAAGCGGAGGGCGTATCACTTGCCCAGACTGGCGAAAGATTGTTTACGGGTGTATTAGGAGCCCCGAAAAAACGTACCGCCAGTCAGCTGAATGTCGGTTCCGTCAGGCGTAACGACCGCATCAAACATCGTCAGCGGCACGATGTTTGCATCCGTACCGGAAGTCGTGTCGTTGTCGTAGCACACTGCAATCTTCGAGATTGCATTGCCAGTCGCAGCCGACCACGTAACCGTCGGCAGGGAAATGTCCATGCGATCGTTTGCATCATCCGGGGCCGGCAGGGCCGCCAAATCAGCATCCGTCAGAGTCTTGCGACCCATCGTGGTCTGCTCGTTGGTCGTACCAGCAAGCAAGTCCGTCAGGGTATCCTTGTCGATCAGGGTTGCATCCGATTCAAGACCAGAGGTCTCAATCGGAACCAGAATCAACGCAGAGTTAGCCGGGTCATTTGACTTTACACGATTGTAAAGTTCAACCACACGACCCTTCGCGATATTGAAAACAATGTTAGCCATTTGTCAAATCCTCTTCCAGGCCAGTCAAGGTAAACGCTACGTTTCCATTGGCGCTATACACTCTCACAACATCCCCTTCTTTAATCATAAAGCCAGTGGAGGAGAGAGACTCATTCGCGTCAATAGGCATGTCATATGCCAAGTAATGCTTGGATTGAATTGCTGCACCACCCGGCGAAACTGCAACACGCACAAGATCAATCGAACTCGTGTTGCAAACAATTAACTTCACCGTCCCCTTTTTCGCTGCCGTTCCAGTAAACAGCGTGGCAAGAATGCCAGGGTTTGGAAGTACTTGAGCAAGAACGCCTTGAGAACTAGACATTACTCACCCAAAAAGTATGCCAGAGAACGGCCGCGATTATTAGCACCAGCTTCAATCAATCGCCATTCTCCATTTCGATAAATGTACGTTCCCGGCCCCGATCCCGGATTCCAATTTACTCCATCAGCGACACGCAGTTCGCATTCGAGTGGTTTATCCGGGCCGGCCGAAGATACGATAATCTTGAGAGATTGATCTCCACGACTGAGAGTTTCAGATATTTTTTGAAACTCAGCGATCAACCACATTAAAGTGGGATCTACTGGAGGCTGAGATGGATAATACCCTTGCATTAGTATTCTCCAATCTCAGTTACATCGACATCGTATCGCTTGAGACGCCACGGAAAACTACCCGTCGCTTCAAAGCGGACGCCAAGCATTCTTCCCGTGACGTGACAATCGATTTTTTGGTTCTGTCCGATAATGAAAGGAAACGGGCCGTGTTGAACCGGATCAGCCGTTTGATCGTATGAAGATGAAACGTAGATGTTAATCGTAGAACCAAGCGGCCCCTCGATCAACGGACGTACCTGCTTCAGCAGTTTAACAGTATCCGGTTTCTCGAACCGAAGGTGTTTCCTTTCAACATAGGACTGAAAGTCCGTTCCATCAAACTGAGACGTAGTTTCAACAGCATACAGCTTTCCCTTTGACGGAGAAGCCAGCATGGTGTTTTGAATCGAAAGCTGGGAAAGATTCTGATCCCATGATAGCTGGGCGCTTTCCCACGTACCAATCATATCAGTCCAGAGTTTTCCGGGCTGATAGTTCACCGAACCTTGAGCAGCATGAGTAACATAAGGCAGTTCTCGAATGCCCCATGTATTGTACTTCCAGTTGAAAACCAAGGCAAGAGTACAGAACGAATCACCTTGCTGCGGGAAGCAAATCCAAAGCTCGTTTGCAAGAGGAGATTGCGTGACAAAGGAAAGAACTCGATTGTCAGAATCAAGTTGCTTGAAAAGCCACTTTCTGTTCTTTGCATCAATTACGCTTTGCGGCGCTCCGCCTTGATGCACATACACATCTCCGGGACCCAGAACGAAATGGCCGCCGGGGAACTCTGTCACGCAATTTACAGCCAGCGCTCCGCCATACAAGCCGCTGATCTTTTGGAAGCGGAAGATGAAAGGAGTTCCGATGTACTGGACGGAGTAATATCCGCTCCGTTTATAGGCGATAAACTGATCGCCTAATCCAAGTCCGTCGACCAGTTCTGTCTGATCGTCCGCAAGGTCGTACTCACCCGCATCTTTTGTCGCGTCAGCCACGTCCCAAACCGTCGGAACAGTACCCGGATCTGCATGGTGACTCCACTTGATCAAATGAGGATAATTATTGCCGTTCTTTGTCACATTCAATGCGACGAGATAATTCCTAAACGGCCGCATTATCTTCGCATAGGTATTGACCGGCCAATTGGGAAGTGCTTGCATCAATCCCGATCCCGGCCAATACTGCGGATAATCCACTCCATTATTCAAAATAACTACACCCGAGAGTACTCCTCCATTCCACTTATCCTTAGCGGTCCCAGTGTAGTTAACATCACTTCCAGAAGTCTGTCTTGTGATGTTTGAATGGACGAAGCTTGTGTCTACAGCGTAGATTTTCTGCAGGCCGGCATAGACCCACATATACCCCGCAGTAGACAGAAAATTCGTCAGATGATACGGCTGAACGACAGGCGTACCATAAACAGCTGCTTCACCAGAAAACTTTTCGGCAAAGCCATCCCTGAAGCGAAAGTTCTTCGCTGCTGACCATCCATTGGGAGCAAGCTCTTGTGGATAAATATCCAGAGCAAGGCCAAGCTCACCACAATTATCAACAGGGATTTTCATGTGTAGTGGAAAATTACCTTACCGACAGTACCCGCAATACCAGGTTGCGGGTACAATTTGCCCTGTCCGCCATTGCCACCCGTATCTCCATACGAACCAGTAATTGGAACGTATGAGGTGGAAACTAGATTCACGACATTCCCACCTGTCGCGGAGGGGGCGGCACCCGGTGCGCCTTGATTAGCGATACCTCCGCCGCCCCCTCCACCAGCATTCATTGACGTGATGGTTTTTGTCCCAGATACAACTGTCGTTGCAGTACCATTAGTGGCAGGACCACCACGAGCACCACCACTTCCAACTGTATAAACAAGAGTCTGTCCACCTACAATTGGATAGGAACTGCGGCAATATCCACCAGCTTTTCCATCTCCACCGAACTCAGCTGCATCAGAAAACCAGCCATCTTCACCGCCACCACCACCGCCCCAGGCTTCGATGATTACATTTGTCGCACCAAGCGGGGCCGTTTCAGTTGCAGACGTACCACTAGTGTAAGTCCGATTAACCGGAGCAAAATGACTCGCAGCAGATCTAGCAAGTCTAACACTCATACGCCGGTCAGACTCCACACATTCGAACCCTTATACGTTGCAACTACCATTCCATTCTGCTCTGGAATAGTCAGGCGGCCGCCCGCAGCTTTGATCTGTTGAGCACCGCTCACTGCAAACGTAACAGTGGAAGTAGTATCACGAATGAACGCAACACTCTTTCCTGCGCTGAATCCATGTGCATCCGGGATCGTCACGATGATTGCAGAGGCTCCAGTCAAGTTTTGGAAAGTCTCTGACATGCCGGACGAAACCGAAATAGCAGTACCTGAATTCGTGGTGACAGTTGTCGAAACCTGGTTCGCCCCGATCGCAAGGGCTGCTTGGTGTTGGGTAACATTCGATTGGGCAATTCGGGCATCGTTGAACGTCCCGCTCGAAATGTCGCCGGCCGCGTGGCCGTGGGAACTGGATGCTTTTGCATCAATTTGGGTTTGAATCGCACTGGTGACACCATCCAAAAACTGGAGTTCGGCATACGACACATTGCCGATAGCCAACTGTCCGTTGATGGTAAGGTTGCCGTAGAAGATGTGCGTGGGATTATCCGTCACGTTGCCATAGACAACGGAGGTAATTGCACCCGCATTCTTCAGAATCGACAGGCCGGCCTTTTTTGCCAGAGCATCGTTAACTAGGTTAACAGTCCAGCTCTTGCCATCAGCTCCGATAGAAATCGTCCAGAACTTATCGTTTGCGGCCCAGTTGACATTGGAGAACCAAGAATCAAAGCCCGTGTTCGCCAAAGTTTGAACAAAGTCAGCTCGAGACTGAAGTTGCGCTCCAGCAGAAAAAATCGGCTGGGCCTGGAACGTCCAAATACCAGCAATCTGCTCATTCGCACTAAGCCTCGGAAACACACCTCCATCCTGAATATCCGATTCAGAGTGAACGTGAGCCGTCAAGGCCTTGGAGTTTAGCTGCGTCTGGACGCTAGACGTGACTCCTGCAAGGAAATTTATCTCTGCGGGAGTAACAGTTACCGCAGCAGAAAGATTTGGAAACGTCGCAATCAGCGCGGCTTTGATCAAACGAATATGATCATCGCCAGCACTGACTTGATCCGAGTTTGTCGGATTCGAGGAGTTTAGCTGTGAAACAAAAGATGCGCTTTCAAGACCCATTTCATTCATCCATCACATAGGATTGATCTGCATCTTGAAGAGCCTGATTCCTCTTGAACAGCTCTATGCGTTTTGCTTCTCTTTGAGCAGAAAAATACTTGAATCCGTCGTTGTCACGAAGATACTTTGCCACAGCAATTCCTGCTTCACTGGCAAGGTATCCAGGTGCATATTTCGTCCACAGATTGTCTTGACCGGCGGCCGGCGGTACATCCGATTTGAAATAAGACAGCAAGTACTTTCTACCTACCACTTGTTTCTTTCGAATGTGCACCGTAGTGCCGAGCACACAGTACGAATCCGGGAAAACCGAAGAATCTGCAAATCCAGACGAATACCGCAGAAGCTGACCATATGAATCTTGCTTTGTCAGCTTAACGTAGGTTTCATCTGAAAGAGTTGTATTTTCTACTCGAAGCCCAAAATCATCTTCACAAGTACGAAGGTATCCCGTGAAGTTCAGAATCGAAAACGAATCGTGAGCGCCAGTCACATTATACGATGCAACGGTAGACAGAAACCAAGGAAGAGTCGCAGACGATTCGAGTTCTGTTTGTGCGAAAGCCAGTTCGTCAAGAATTCTGGCATCAATAGACGAGTCGTCTTGCCTTGACAGACGATACTTGATTCTCGATACAAGTTCGTTAACAGAGGCCATCGACTCATCCCATTGTCGCTACGGACAGCCTATAGAGTACGCGGGCTTAAACGACAAGTCAATCAAGCATTGCGTTCAAGCTCGATACCCAACTCAATCGTTTCCAGATCATACGGCTGCATACCGTTTTCATGCTGGATGATTGCGGCAATAATCTTCGGCAAAAGCGCCGGAATATCGCAAGGCTTGTAGGGGTCAACTCCTGCTGCCTTGCCGACAGCCTTGATATATGCAACCGTGTCATTTTCAGTGGGAGGTGCCCATTCTTCGATCAACGAAGCAATGGTGTTTTGCCCTTCCCTCCAGTCTCCAAGAAGGATCCTCGCGATAGCCCGAATTCCCCACTGGGGTGCAACGAAAACGATGAATCGTGGATCTGAGCTTTGGTCTGCTGCCATGCCCTTCCAACGAATCCTGGGGGTGCGTTCGATGTTACCAGGGTTGTTATTCCGGATACCGCGAGGATTTTTCACGATGCTTTCCTTCTAACTGGAGTAAACCCATCACGCATTGAAAGGTGAGTTTCAATCGTCGTGATTCTGTGTTCCGTGTGAAGCATATGCTCGTTGAGCATCAAGGTTAAGGCTTTGACGTCTCCACGAAGACGTGCAATTTCCCAGACAATTGCTCCACCAATAAGAGCAACAACAGCTGCCCATACGGTAAAAGCAGTATCGAGGTTGTGTGGTTCCATTCTTTTTGCCTTTTAAAAGAGGGGCGGGTTATAGTGAGTAACCCGCCCCAATTTTGCCCTCGCCTCACCCAACCTTACGCGACACCAACGAAGTTGCCGTGATAGGCCATGGTCTTCGAGCCGCCACGGAACTCCGGACCACCTTCCGTCAGCCACTGACCCTTCTTCGAGTCCTGTCCAGGAGTCTGGATGTTGTCCTCGAACATCGTGTCAGTGATGTAGCGCCAACGGATCGACGACGGATCGATGATGAATGCCGAGTTCGTGTACTGCGAATGGCGATTCATCAGCGGGTGCGTCTTCAGGAAGAACGTACCCTGCGGCATCACGAACTTGTTCAGCTCCATGCCAAACGACTTGATCGTGCCCTGGAACTGAATCGTCCCGTACTGCTTCGCCAGCAGATTCAGGTTGTTCAGGTAACCATTGCCGCAGAACAGGATACGCTCATCACCGGCCGGCGTGTCCCAGTTGAACACCAGCGTCGAAGCAGCAAGGTACTGCGTCAACGTGGTGGTCGCACCGAAGATCGTCGTGTTCGACACCGGGATGAAGTCACGCAGGCCGCCGAAGAAACGCAGCGGCTTGCCGCCCGAACCCGTCGTCTCGTACCGCTGGCCGAACATCAGAGCCAGTTCGATGTCACGCGAATGATCAAAGATCTTCCGCTTCTTGTCATTGGCCAGGATGTCACCAGTCCGCGCCTTCGTCTTCGTGGCGGTACGAGTTGCCTCGTAGGCCGACTTGAAGATCTGACACAGATTGTAGTACTTGATCGGATTGCGGGTCGTCGCAGCCGGGGCCGACGAACCTTCCTCGTACGCCGAACCGATCTTCAGCAGCCATGCATTGTCAGCGATGGCCGCTGCAGTCGTGCCCGAAGCACCACGCGAAATCGTGAAGGACGTAGCGGACGCCACGGCCGTCACAAGGACGATTTCGTTGGTCTGGTCGGCCGGCTCCGTCGCATTTTCGACGAGAAGCAGATCACCCGGCTTCAGGTGCGTGGCATTGCCCCACGCAACATCCGTGGTGGCGGTCGGGTCCGCCGAGTCCACAACACACGTCGTAGCGACGTTCGTCAGCGCGCCGTTGACCTGAAGACGAATCAGATCATTCGGCTCATCCCACCAGCTGAACTCCGGGTCATCCACCGGTTCATCAGCCATCTTGCCCATGAGGGCATACATCGGCGCGGTCCCGTTCGGGTTGCGCCACAGGATCATTTCACGAAAGCTCTTGGGGCGCTCGTCAGTGCTCCAATCGCCAGTACCACGCAAACCAGCTACTGCTGTCATTTAGGTCACCATGTGTTCCAGTCTTGCGAACCAAGCTCAGTCCAGATGTTGGGAGCCTGATTCGGATTGATCGGCGGGGACATGCCTCCACCAGGAGCAACCGGCACGTAAGGCTGAACAGGTTGCATCTGCTGCTGAGGCGGCGGCTGATACCTGTTCCCATACTGAGACTGGATACGGAAGGCAGCCAAAGCTGCACCTTCAGCCATCAACTGTTCCCGAGTTGCCTGCGGCTTCATCTGCTTGATCATCTGCAGGGACTCTGCGATGACCGGCTTCCACTCAGCCTTATTCAACTTCGGGAACTTGCTGAAGAATTCCGTCTCAGCCTGCATGGCCTTGACATGAGATTCCAGATGCTGCTGGATCATCATCGGGACCGCCTGAGCAACCTGCGAAGCAAGCTGCTGGGCAATGCCGACATGCATCCGCGCGGCCAATCTCGGCAACACCTCGTCTGGAGCAGAGATTAGTCTTGTACGGTCCTCATCGCTGAGTTTGTACTCATTGGCCATCAAGAAGTCAATGGCCTGCTGCTGCAATGCCGCAGGGTCAGGGGCCTGCGGCATCTGCATCGGCTGAACAGGAACCTGAGGAACAGGCTGCTGTACAACCGGCTGAGGCTGCGCTTGAGGCACGGGAGGCGAATTCCCACCGGACAGCAAGTCTTCAATGGAAGGAACTTCCACTGGAGGCTGAGGCTGTGACGGTAGCTGTGGACTCACAGCTTGCTGAGGCGCAGCAACAGGCGGAGCCGGGATCGGGGCCGGCTCCGACTTGGGACCATCAAAAGCGTCGAACAATGCCTGCGCATTATCCGACTGTGGAGGAGTGGGAGTCGGCTCAGGTGCGGCCGGCTCAGGCGCGACGTTATTTCGTGCCTCATTGATCTGTGCAGCAACGGCAGGATGCTGCGGGATTGCGTTATTGTGTAGCGGCTGGTTCATCTCTCAATTCCTCTAGTTGGGCAACATACATATTACGAAGTTCTTCGTAAATGTCATTTGGAAGTCGCGCTGCAAGTACCAACCCGTGTGCTATCCCTAGCTTGTAATTCCTGTTCAGCGCTTCATCCATCGACAATACAGGGACATTCGCAACCTCATTCAACCTCGACTGGGCCTGCTGGCGATATATATCAACCACTCGGGCCCATGAAGGGGATTTGAGCAGGGACATTAGGAGCTCCAGCTGTTCTCGAGCTGCCTGCATCTCTGCCTTTACTTCCGGTTCCACTTGCTCCTCCAATTGGAATTACGTTGCTGCCGGGCATCGCACCTTGGGGCATCACTTGGATCTTAAAGTTGTTGATGTTCTTCAAGCCGCCAAGCTGAGCAACCCAACCGAAAATCTGTCCCAAGTCATACTGCTGAATGACCTGAGGAACTTGAGCCATCTGTTGAAGAAGCTGCGTCCACATATTGACCTGCGCAAAACGATCAATAGGCAGAGTACCATCAACAGGAATGAAATCGTACTGTCCTTGAATATCTTGAGGTGTGACAGTAAGCATTTGAGCTGCTCCAGCCACCTTCCAAGAATCACCAGCAATTCGAAGCTGCAAGGACTGATCCATCAGCTGCTGGGTCTGAGCAAGCAGGATCTGCGACAATCCGTTGAAGCCGGTTGCCGAGAAGTATTCAGCCATCGTCTTCAGACGGTTGATTCCATATGAAGATGACGTACGAACTTCTGTCGCAGTCTTGCGGCCGCCGCCGCCCAGCATTCCCATGATCGAATCATTAACGCCACTCACGCGCTGAATCATCTGCGCGACAAGCTGTGAGTCACCCATATGAGCCTGAGTGACGTTGCTCGTCGGGAACTGCGTGATGGCGGAGCGAACATCCTGTCCATACATTTCTTCACGCAGACGAATGATCTTACCCGGCTCCGGGTTTAACACATCTTTCATAACTACGCGGCTCGGATCAACAACGAACATATCGTTGAGAGCCTTTCTCGTGTTATAAAAATGTGTGTTAACCAACCACGTCATGATGTCATTCATCGGCCGCACAATGTCAAGCATGCTTCGCTTGAACATGGCGTAGCCGTCCGGCTCCAGCTCCAAGATCTCATACGGGAACTTGTTGTGGAAAAGACCGAGCGGCTGAGCATGAACGACGACAGACTCGTTCGCAATCACGAACATCCATTTCTCAGGGTAGGTTGAGGTGTCCAGTCCCCAATCCCGAGGAATCAGTTCAACTGCCATCTCCAGCAGTTCAACATTGTCCATATCCATCGTCTCAAGCCACATAGAATCGCCCGGCTCAAACGGCCGGTTGACTTGAGTCGAAGGCCACTCACGAGTGGTCTGCGAAAGACGGAAGTTACGAAGCCAATCGAGATTGAAGTAGGTTCCCTGAGAACCCCTCTTCATTATCTCATTCCAGCCGACATTGGCAAGTCGGCCGCAGAACTCTCCATCCTGGAAATTCAGAATGGTAACACGGGGATCCGGGAAGAAGTCATAAGGACGAACATTGTAGATCTTGTTGCCCTTGTATCCCGGGATTGCGATACGCCGCATTTCCTTATGCGTCGTACCCATATCAACATCCATGAACGTATCTGGAACGTCCACTTCCCTGTTGACCACAATCCTCTCGTCAGCCCAGAACGACCCGACAACTCCAAGGCCGTACTTGCCGACATCCAGCAACCAGATGTACAAAGGAGGAAGCATTCTCCCTCTGTTCAACTGGTAGTCTAGAACGCTTTCAACTGCAACCGACGCAGATTGACCGCGTTCCGAATATGCCCCAAACTGAAAGACAGGGGACCGAGAGAGAAACACAGACGTCCAATACGTATGTGCCGACATGAGTACAGCGTAATCATATGGCACATAGATTGTAGTGAACTGCGGTTCTCCCTGATCCCGTTTCGTTCTGCGCTTGGCGTCAGCATCCTTTTCCGGCATATACGCCAAGAAGGCTTCGTCATTCTTTCTCCACGCAGTATGACGCTCCCGCATTTTTTCTTGCGAGAACCTCTTTCTGCGGACGACGGCATCTAGCACGAACTTATGCAGCTCGGTACCATAACGAAGCCTTTCGCGAAGATCTTTCATTAGCTGCCGCCCGGCCCGCAACCTTCGACCTCTTCCGTCTTCGCCTGCGGAAGACGCTCCCGATCCACGTACGCTTTAACTCCAGTGTTTCGGAATAGACGCTCCTCCACGGGCTTCGTCTTCGATGGCGCGTTGGACTTCGAGATCGACCGCTCGATTGATTGCAGCTCTTTCTCGCTTTTCATTTCGAACCTCTCTTAATACTTTGTGCGGCGGCTCGCAATTCATACAGCGAGGATTGCCGCGGAAATCTTGCCAGAGTCTGTCCGACCCGCACTCAGCGCACATTCGGCGCGGAAGGATTAGCACAGAGTCTTTAAGCATATGCCTATCCTGAAGTCAGCCCTCGGATATGTCAATACCCCACAGATTACTTGGTCTTCGAAACCTTCTCGTACGTGCGATAAGCACCAAGACCAAGCATACCGATAAGAATCGGCATCATCTGTGTCATATCCATTTCAGGAAATGGAACGTTCTTTCCATACCACGCAGCAATCCACGAACCCCACGGCCCGATCACAAACTGCGTGGCAAAAGCACATCCACACACCCAACCAATGAACGGACGCCAACCAGACTTAAACGGATCATTAGAAGCAGCTTCGATCTTATTAATCTCCATTTGGCCTTGAGCCATCTGGAGATCAGCCTCGAGTTGCTTGAACTCGCCGGCCTGGTTCAGCTTCAAGACTTCAAACTGGGCAGCTGCTTTCTGTGCTGGATCTGGGATTACCTTGTCGATAATCTTCAACGCAGCTTCAATGAGAGTTCCAACTACAGGTACCATTAGCATCCCCTCGACAACACGTATGTGTTATTCACCGGGCCAAACAGATTGATCACAAAAAAGACTCGGGCAAAGGCGAGGCGTTCGCCCTGTGCAGAATCTTTCAAGTGATGGTAGATTCCTTCATATGCTAGGCTTTGAACAAGCTTAAACACAAGAACGGATTCATTGCTGGGTTGATTGGGTAAAAACCAGTTGCCTTCGCTCATGCATGTAGGATCACGCATGACTGTCGTTGCGTAGTCAGCTACACTGGTTGCATGATACGCAATACGAAGTTTCTCTGGACTGTTCCAAAAAGATACTTCGTCAGCCTTCGCGCATCGAATCTCCACTGATAGAACAAGGAAGACAAGAATGAGAAGGAGTAAGAACGGCCACATGGGCTTGCGAACTTTGTTCACGGTGCGGCCCTTTTCCATTCCAGATCTGGAATGTCACTTTCATCGTATTCGTTATCCACGCCTTGCTCTGCTCTTGGAGACAAAGTCATATCACACATAGCAGAGACGTCAAGTAAATCCTTATACTTGATGTTCGGAAACATCGTGAAATCTTCGATGAATTGGGTATGGGTTTGGTGAATGTACAAACATCCAGAGCTGGCGCGGCCGGAATGGGCTTGGATAATTCGCTCGGTTTTTCCTCTAGGGAGGGATTGACCTCGTCCTGGAAGTTCAACAATACGGAAATGCTTCAGTCTTCCCGCCTGCATCTCCCTTTCCAAAAACCACTTGAGAGTGCGCTGATAAGCCACACCTTCAACACCCCAACGTCGTATCGGATACTTGCGCCCCATACGTTCCATGGCACGCGCCACGGCTTCGGGATCTTGGTCACGAGCAGTTTCATACTCAACCACGTACTTGTTTCCACGGTAGTAGCAGCAAACCATGATGGCTTGCAGGTCAGTCTTTCTACCTCGCGCCCGCGATTCATCCGACATTACTGGAGCAGGATCAATGGCTCCAATGTAGAGTGCTTGGGGAGGAAGGACTTGCCAGTACTTTAACCACTCGGCCCGGAACTCAGAAGTTTCTCGAGCAGTCAGCCGGCACATCTTTTCACGCATCCAGATCGAGAGCTGGTTACGTTCAATTGCCGACTTCTTCTCTAGAAGGATTTCTTCTTTAGTCCATCGAGTTGGCCAATTGCTTTGCGCAGTTGCTTCATCTTCAGAGTCAAGTATTCCCACTCGTAGAGACTTAAATTCTGAGGATTTGAAGCACAGATCTGTAAGATCGTCAACTGCAAGTGGAGTCTGTAGGAGAGCCAAGCACGCTGTCGGGTCTTCTGAAGCTGGTACCAAGGATTCCTTAATGCCACCAAAAAAGAGCTCAGCAAGCTTTTGCTTCTGCTCCGGCGTGGCCGTGTTTTCTTCATCGCACGGGTCGTCGACAACGATGGTGTCGGGTCTGAAGCCTTTGACATTGACGCCTCGAATAGATCCAGAAGATCCTAGTGCCATGACTCGAATCGGGTATTTATCCGTTCCGTGAAGGATTTCAATATCTCCGGCCGTCCATTTATCACCGGGCCGCAGGCCGAAGATGGAGGAGAAAAGAGTGTTGTATTCAATCTGTTGCTTGAGCCAATCGACAGAATGAATAGCATGAGACTCAGACTTACCAATGTAGAGAAGGGTATGTCCAAGCCCATATGCGATACGTTTCGCAGTAAACATGCGCGCGATTGTGGTCTTGGCTGAACCACGAAACATCTGCGCGTTTGAGAAGCGATTGTGCTCGAAAAGATTCCACAAATCTCGATGAATTTGCGGAGATTCCTGTCGACATTCAACAGGAAAGAAGTATCGAGAGAAGAAAATTGAATCTACGGCCCCGAGTCTTACCGCTTCCTCGGGGCTGACGAATTCTAGGGCCGCCATATATGCACTCCAAATTCACCGGGCCGAACTTTAGTGACGTCATCGCGAAGCGATATTTTGCAAGGAAAAGCTACGAACTTGTCGTACCAATATACGACTTCACAGACTGAGAATCTCCACAAACCCTTTTCTTTGCCGTGCAGCCATTTATCCATCAAAGGCAAGTACTTGTCATAGAGCTGGAAGTACGCTTCAACTGTATGGTTGTACTTAATCTCAATGATGGTAATTATGCCGGCCTTTGGGTCTATGAGGAAGGCATCTGGTTGGGCGAAGTTTGTGATCTTTGGCGAGGAAAGCCGTCGATAGGAAAACCACATCGAGGGAACATAGAGTTGAAACTGCGAAGCAAAGTGTTCGTGTACTTTGCGTTCGTATCTCAGCCCTAGTCCTTTGCGGCCGCGCGCACGATGCGCTTGGACGAAGCTAGGCACACCCTCATAAGCGTTGACCTCGATGAGGTCATTCAGCATCTGGTGCCGGGAGCTGTGCATGTTCCACTCGAGTAATACGGCGAATTGTTTCTCTTGCTTCTGCAAGAGTCCCGGCATCCACTTGCCTGGTCAATTCCTGCGTGGTTTCTTCAACCACAGAGACCTTCGGGCCGCGTGAAGGAGCAAATCCAACGGCCGCGGCTGTCTTCGTTGCGATGTCGAGGACGATTCTGTCGTCTACTTCGTCATCGCAAAGGATGTTATCCAGCTTTTCATACGCTTTGAGCGTAACATCGAGCTGCTTGAAGAGCAACCGTTCTCTCATGTCTTTTTCGTAGTCGCTCCTTCGCTTCGCCCAATACTCTCGAAATACGTCGCTTCTCATGACAATGCTCAGCCAAGAGCGGCTGATGTTCATGTAGTTGGCGAGTTTCTCGAGGTTCTTCTCGTGAGGATTGGCAAGAAGCCAGTCGGCAATCTGCTCATGCCTGTGAGAAATACTGTGAATTTGTACTTCAGCCATAGTGGGCCGGCCCCGTCCTATTAGACTGTAAGCCTAGCATAAGTGAAAAGGATAGGGCAAGAGGGAAATGGGGAGGGAGGTGGAAGGGAAATCTGGGCAGGTTATTTTGAATTATAGGCGCAGGATTTTGTGTGGTGATACAGAGAGGCCCTGACCCCTCCCCACCGGGGGGCAGGCCGGGATGGGTGGATCGCTAGGACGCGCGTAAGTCATTGATTTATAAGGCGATTTGCTTTTCTCTAGGATTTATGGTCTAATACAGTTGCCAGCTAGTTCTGGCCGGGGATTCCCCCGATTCTTTCACAACTAGGAGATTGACATGAGCGAACCCAAAAAGGTTCTGTCGTATGAGTTCGACGGCGCGGTCCTGACCATCTCGGATGGCGACACGACCCTTCGCACCTTCGACTTCGACGAACTGCCGACCTCACTGGAAAGCAAGTTCCTCGAACTCGGCCGGAAGACCAAACTGGCGAACTTCGCCGCAAGCGCGAAGTCTCTCGGTAAGGATCGGCTGGACATGATCGACGACGGCTGGTCGCAGCTGGTCGACGGCGTGTGGGAGAAGGAACGCGAAGGCGGCGGCCCGACGGTTAGCGCGGAAGTCGAGGCGCTGGCCGAACTCAAGGGCATTTCGGTCGCGGCGGCCCAGAAGGCGCTGCGGGGCTACGACGCCGAGACGCGCAAGAAGATCCTCTCGAATCCGAAGATCAAGGCGAAGGCGGATGCGATCCGCGCCGCCAAGAGCGCCGAGTCGGTGGATCTGGACGACCTGACCTGAGGTAAGGAAGGGGCTGGGAGAAATCCTGGCCCCTTTCCTTTTGCCATCTTTTTATTTATTAAAATCAACAGCCGAGCCGAGCAAAATTCAGACGCAAAAAAAGAGGGGGCGATATTGCTACCGCCCCCTCCTCGAAGCGACTTACACCAGGTCGCCCAGATCGACCTCGGCAGTTTCGCGGCTGGCACGAATCGCCTTCGCCTTCTCGACGATGGCAGCATTCGACAGGATCTTGTCGCGCTGCTCCTTCGTGTACTTGCGGAGGGCCGACTGCGCCTGAGCGACAGTGATACCCTTCAGCTCAGCCAGGGCTTCGACCTCAGCAGAGACGACAGGTGCGCCAGTCTTGCGCTCCTTCTCCCACTGTCCACCCTTCAGCATCTCGTACACTTCGGTCATCGCGTCCAGCTTCTCCGGGCCGGAATCCGTATCCGATGAGCGATCCTGCAGCAGCTTCGACAGGCCGTACAGTTCCACCTTCGGGCGGATCGCGTCCGGCAGCTCGGCCGGGTCGTATTCCTTCGTCGCGACCACGTTCTCACTCTCGCGCTCGACGACTTCGACCTTGACCTTCTCGTCCAGCTCGACGCGGAGGCGGAAGGCAGACTTTTCGGTGATAGGCATTTTAAAAACTCCAAGCTTGGGTTGATGAAGAATCCAGGGCCATTCCCTAGATTCGCTGCCATTATAAACCGGGCGATAGCCTTTGTCAAGCCCGACAAATATAACCCCTAATAACCCCTAGAAACCCTTGATTTATACTGATCGAGGGCTAAGCCCTATTTCTCCCTCCCCATGTCCGTAGTAGGTAGATTTTTATTTTTTTTTTTTCTAATAACAACCCAACCCTACGGGTAGAGGGCTTGAGCTACGCTCAGGATAAATCAGGGGTTTTTAGGGGTTTTGTCGGGATAGAGCCGACATGCGGCTTGATCCTTCCACAACCTTCGCTTATAATCCAACACCTTCGATACTGCGTAGCAGAGGTTGCATATGGAATACCAAGTTTTATCATTCTCCAAAAGCGGAATAGAATTCTTCTACATTGACGGCCCCGGAGATTGCTTTGGATTTTATTCGATTGACATCTGCCCGGCTAATATGTTCACAGACAAACAGCAAGCAGAACAGATCTGCACAATGATTAATACTGCACATGAATATGGGAAGTCCATAATTCAAAACAAGATCAAAGCAGCATTGGGAGTGAGATAATGAGCGGGCCAAGGACGCCATATGGCTATGCACAAATCTTCCACGATGCTCTCGCCTCAATCACAGTTGATAGTCCAGCAGAGCTGTCAATTGAAATGGATAAGCACCCCAATCATTTGAGGTCGATGTTCAATCAATTTCGAACAGCATGGCAGACTCAAGCCGCATTTCACCACAAAAGAAAAGAATATCAACAAGAGAAAGTATGCCGAGATAATTATCTTCGGCTGATGCAGTATGAATGCAAAGTGACAGAAGCTGGGATTATATTGTCATCTCGCTCGGCTACACCAGCGAAACTGACAATTCGCGGCCGCGTTGCTACGCCAACCTTGCTCGAAGATGACCTCTTGGATATTTCAGTTCCCGAGATCTCGAAAGAAGAGATTGTAGGGATATTGAATTCAGGTCAGGTTATCAACGATAATCCGCCCACGAATCCCGACACCTCTACAAACAAATATGGCATACCAATCGAACCAAAAATAAGCTAACTGTCGTGCTTGACTTATGCCAAAAAGAGAGTAGAATATAGTGTGGTGCCCTTATATTTGTCGAACAGGAGATGGACAAATGACCAAAAGCCCAACCCGAGTTACCAGGTCGCATCAGGCCGAGCTTCGTGAAGCGGCCATCGTTCTTCGCAATGAGGTGCGAAAGTTTCGCCTCGCCAATCAGGGCAACCCCCTGCAACACCTCATCCTCGAAGACATCGCAATCATCATCGACTCCATCGGTCGGGTCGGAGTTAAGGAAGAGGAAAATGCCTAAAATCGATCTCTCCGAATTCCTCCCCAAAAAGGGCAAGATCTTCGACGATCTGCTCGATTCAACCCCAGCTATTCCCCAACCAAAAGAGGTCCTCTCTCCCCCCGAACTCGTGCAGTTGCACTGGCTGAAGCAGACTTGCTCGTGCGGCCGCGTCTACGAATCCGAAGAGCACGGCGCTACGATCCGCCACACGATCTCACGCCGAATGGGATTCGGCCTGCATCCACTCGGCAAGGTCTACATTCCGGCCCTGCCCGGCATGGATCTCTCCGACATTCCCCAGCAGGTTCAAGTCAAGGAAGTGCGAATCTTCTCGTGTCCCTCGTGCCTGGGCACGAAACCCTCTCTCGATCTCTTTCCTTCTCAACCAACCAACTTCATGGTCGATGAAACGGGCAAGGTCATGCTTCCCCACGTAGCAAGATGGAAGCAAATGCACAAGGCTTCGCCTCCCGAGGAAGTTGCCAAGGTCGAAAAGGACATGGCGAAGCGTGAGGTCGACTACAGTGAGTTGCTTGCTTTCCGCACAACTCAGGTCGATCTCATCTCCTCCATCGGCAACACCCTGCTCTGCGATCCCGAGAGACAAATCGATGGATAACATCGACTACATCATTCTCTCGACTCCACGCAGCGGTAGTGCGTGGCTTGCCAATTTCCTCACAATTGACGGCCGCGCGTACTGTCACCACGAACCCTTTGCGGACTTCAAGTTTCTTGAAGAAATCCCCCGCAAAGCCCAAAGAATGGGAATTATCGACACGGGATGCTGGATGCTCCCAAACTTCTCAGTTCCCGATTCGATTCCAATTTATAAGCTGACTCGAAACGAATTTGACGTTCAGCTTTCTCTCGTAACGAAGTTCGGATGGGATTCACCTCCTCATTACGATTACTCCAAGTTCAATCAAATCAAGGGAGTTCGCACCTTTCACTACAAAGACCTCTTTTCAGTTTCCTATCTCGAAAAAGTTTGGGATGAGCTAATCCCAAACCTTCCCTTCTGTAGGCCCCGTGCTCTACAGCTCATTAACCTCAACATCCAAGTTGACCCCAACCGTCTCGTTAACCGCACCATTAAAACCTACGCAGGAGACAATCATGGCTGATTCCGTCAACAAGGCAAACAAGCGCCAGGCTTCGAACAACCGCCGCAAGACCGAGTACATGTCGAACTTCGAGCAGGGCAAGCGGAACAAGATCCGCAAGCTCCGCAAGCGGCTCGCCGATCACCCGAACGACATGGTTGCGGCCAAGGCCCTGACCTTCTGGAACCAGAACGGCCACAAGGTCCAGGGCACGAAGCGCAAGTAACCATCTTCATGGAGGCTCACGTTAATGAGCCTCCATCTGGATGGGGACTTCCCATCAAGGAGAAAATATGGAACATACGATCACAGTGAATTGTCCGGAGTGTGGACACCCCGACACCACCATCGTCGAACTCGACGGATACGACCTGTATCAGACGACCTGGTGCGAGCACTGCTCCAATCCCTACGCAATTCGCGTCGAAGTCAAAGTTTCGTACACCCCCTATCGTCTCATCAAGGCAGAATAACATGGATCTGAGTCAATTCGACATTCAAGCCCCGGTTCAACGGAACTGGAGCGAATTCCAGCTTGCCATCTTCGACTCGGCTGAGACCTCGCAAGAGAATCTCATCATCGAAGCCGTGGCCGGTTCCGGCAAGACTGCAACCATTCTGGAATGCATGAACCGCATTCCCCCCAAATCCCTCTTCCTCGCCTTTAATAAGTCCATCGCGGATGAACTTCGCGCAAAGGTGAACGGGGCCGAGGTTCGCACCCTGAACTCTCTCGGCCATTCCATCCTGTCCAAGCGGCTTCAGGGATCCAAGCTGGAAAGCTGGAAGAATTCCCAATTCGTCCGCTCTCAGCTCAACTCCGACGAATATGTCCAGTTCGGCCCGGCCGTTGCGCGAATGATCTCGCTCGCCAAAGGCATGGCTGTCGGCATTCTCGTCGAGCTTTCCCGCTCCGTCTTCATAGAAATCATCAACAGTTACGAGCTGGATATTCCGCAAGAATACATCGCGAAGGCTTGCCAGGTCGCACAGAATGGCTTCGTCGCCGGCATCAAAGATCTCTCGACCTTCGATTTCGACGACCAGCTCTTCGTACCCATCTTCATGAACTGGCCCTTCCCTTCCTTCGATACCGTCTTCATCGACGAAGCCCAGGATCTCAACACGATCCAGCATCTCATGCTTCGCCGACTCGTCGATAACGGGGCACGGATCATTGCAGTAGGCGATACTCGGCAAGCCATCTATGGCTTCCGCGGCGCGCTCAGCAATTCTATGCAGCAACTGCATGACGACTTCAAATGCGTTCCGCTTCCTCTTTCAATCACCTATCGCTGTGATCGCAAGATCGTCGAACTGGCACAGTCCATCGTTCCGCACATTCAACCCCGTCCAAACGCAGGCGAAGGCGAGCTGAACTTCACCGACGAGGTCGACATTCTCAAAGTATCTGATGATACTCTGATTGTCTGTCGAAACAACTCCCCGATCTTCTCCCTTGCCATGAAAGCATTGGTAAATCGGCGGCCGATCCGTGTTCTGTCCAACTTCACTGAAATGCTCAAGGGATTCCTTAAGTCCTTCAAAACCAGAGACTTGAAGATTTTCCGTGAGCGACTCGATAAATGGTTCGAGTTCGAAGTCAAGCAAGCTGAAGAGGCCGGTTTTTTCGGCCGCGTGGCGTACATCACGGACAAGTATGAGACGGCCCTTTCCCTTCTCTCCGCGGCCGACCAGTTCGACGACATGCTTTCCGCTCTTGAGCGGTTCAGCAACTCGACCACCGGACCTACCCTTTCCACCATCCACAAAGCCAAGGGTCTCGAAGCAAACAAAACCATCATCCTCAATCGCGAAAGAATGCCGAGTCGTTTTGCAACTTCTGAAGAAGCCCTCGTTCAAGAGGACAATCTTCTCTACGTTGCAATCACCCGCGCCAAGCACAGCCTCACGATCCACACCGGAGCATAACAATGTCCCTTAACACGCACGATCCGAAAGACTCTTTGAACCCAAAGACTTTGTCGGACAAAGAACTGAGTATAAACTTCCTCATTGCCGCAGCAATGCAAGCAGGTTTAGGTCTTGTCAAAGATCAAGACCATATCTACGCGTACGCGACAAGAAACTTCAATTTCATCGTCAACTTCATCGCTCATATCGAGGATGTTCCGTCGACTATCACAGCAGCAATAAACACGGTTGGAACGATCATCAACAATCGTTTCGATCTGAACGAGACGAAGGCTGATGTAGATAAGCAGTTCGAATTGTTTGAAAACGAAATCAAAAGGAGAACTAATGCCCAGGCATAAGCAAACAGATCGGCCCATAGCGAAAAAGCTTTCGCTGCGAAGCAGCATCGTCGCACAAGTCGATGCTGCTCTCGTCGATCCAACGACGGGCCGGCCCGAATTCGGTTCTTGGGCAGAACTCATTGAGTCCCTGCTCGAGGGCTGGTTGGACGGCAAGTTCGAGGTCCGGCATAAACCCTACACAGCGAATCTACAGGAGTTCGAATCATGATGGTAGCCATCTTGATCGTTGCTTTCATCGGCTCTCTTGTTCTCCTCGCAAACCTGTTCGGCCGCGGAGAACTCCGAGCTTTTGACAAGCATCAGCGGGCCAAGCAAGCTTGGCGTAAGCTGCTGGAGAACTGACATGGCACTTGAAACAGTTCAGTCAATCATCAATTACACTCCAATGGAGAATTCAGACAAGGAATACCTGTTGGCTCTTGCCAGAGAACGCGACAACCTCACTGCGCGGCTGGCCGAGGTCACAAAACTAGCCTATGTCGGGGAACATCATTTCCCAGAGAACACATACAAAGCGCTCCTCAACGAACTCGTGCCAAAGCACCGCGCTTTGGAATCGCGGCTGGCCGAGGCGGAGCGTGAGCGGGACGCTTACGCAGCGGAGGTCCATAGGGTACGCAGTCCGGGGCGTGTCGTAATAGAGTTCGATCTGTCCCCGGCCCAAACCGAAGGTCGTCTGAGAGACAAGCTCATTGAACTTGGCTGGACGCCGCCGCGAGCCGCTGACAGCGCATCACCAGCGCCCGATCCAACGTGCGCCAAGTGCGGCGCGACGGTGAAGGTGCTTTCGGTCGAGTCGAGTGGATGGATCAACATGGAGCCTCACCAGTGTTCAGCGAAGTCTACGGGCTGATGCGACTCGCCATGGACAGCACGACCGCCACAGCCCCGGCCGTCACCGTGAAGATGCGTGAGGTGCGGAGGCGGTGGGTTGTTTGGGAATCGTGGAGACGGCTGCACGGGCGGCAGACCGTCGCGTTCAATATTGGCCGATGCACCGCGTTAACCGTGACCCCAGAACGGAGTGAACGCAAGTGATTGATTTCAACCCCCGTGCCAGAAGCAGAGCCAGCGACCAGAGCCGCCAAGTACACGCGGCAACGGTAGGCCGAACAGGGAGTGCGACTCTCCCGACGGGGACCACAACTTTCCCCACGAACGAGGGGCAGCCGTGAAACAGTGGACCCTGACCGACGAAAAAATCAACGATCTACAGGTTGCCACCATTGAGCGGCTCATACCCCGCTGCAAGGCAGCACACTTCGTAAACGTGCGGGTGAGAATCAACGGCCAGTGGGAGGAATACGAGGCCGACTGGCTCAAGCATTTGACCAGCACAACGGAACCACAGTCTGCGGAGCATTCAAATGCCGGTTCTTGAGCCATGTGGTTGTCAGCTAGTGCGCGGCACGAACGAGTTTCGCCGTCGCTGTGACTTGCACTCTGCCGACAAAGCCGAGGTCGAGCGGCTGCGGGGGTTGCTGGCTAGGTGCCTACCCATCATCGAGGCTGATGCTCGCATGATGGCCGACATAACTCGCCACTTTCCACTCGATCCGGTAAGTCAGGCGCAGCACGACAGCACAGAGTATGAAAGCGAGCGGTTAGTGAGTGAGATTCCAGCCGTCCTCGCTGGCACAGGGGATCAGCAGTCGGGAGCACAGGAATGACTTACGACGAATTCAAGGTCGTTGTCGCCAAGGTCATCGAAATTGAGTACGACCATTGGCTGAAGCATGGCACGCCGATCCGCAAGGAAGATGCGGTCTTGGTTGCCGACGATGTCGCGGGAGAGGTCTTCATCGATAGCGCGGTCGAACTTGCCCGCCTCCGCGCCGAGATCGACCGGCTGCGGGGGTTGCTGCGGGAGGCGCTGGACATCCCTTACATGAACGGCGAGGACTTGATTCACTTGTGCAGCCTCATCCATGCCGCCCTCACTGGCGCAGCGGATCAACCGCCCGCAGAGTGTCTACACGATGAGATGACAAGCCCGTGGAAAACGGCCACCATGAGCGGGCATCTGTGCCACAAGTGCGAAAAGAATTTCGACGTAAAGATGCACGGCACAGCGGACAACGCTGCGGCAGCCAAGCCATGAGGCGCGTGCAACTGTGGCAGATGCTGGAAGCCGGTGATGTGATTCAGCCGGGAGACCACTACGCATCAAGTCTGACCGGCCAGTTGTGTCGGTGCCAGCCGGACCAGATGGGCAAGAAGCTGCCCTATATGGCGATGCCTCATCTACGTCCTGCCGGAGAACGTATCGAGTCGGATAGCGCAGCGGACAACGGAGACCCCGCGCCTCAACCATCACCAACTCTTGACACAAACACACCCAAGGAGTAACATCATGTCCAATGAACAGACCCTTCTCTCCCTCTTTGGCAACAACGTTGCCATTGTCGAACCAGTCAACGCTCGTGTGAGCCTGGTACTTCTCACGCCTTCCACTGGTGGACGCGACGAGCACTATTCCCCAGCCGAAAGTTTCTCAGTTTATCTAACGGCAGAGAAAGCTCGTGAGTTCGCGGCCGCGTTGATAAACGCAGCTGAAGTTCTCGAAGCACGGCAGGTTCACAACAAAATGAAAGCCTGGTAATATCTACTACCTTGACCTTTCCCCCGGCTCCCTTTATAATGGGAACTCGTTGCAAGCAGGAGATTGCAAATGCTCACCGCTGAACAGCTCAATGACCTACGCAAGCGCGTACTAGCCAACGAGCCTTACACCTACGAAGAACTCGCTGCTGCTGTCAAGCAGCAGATTGCCGACCGTCTTTCTGCTTTCGAAGTTGTTCCGAAAGCAAAGGGCAAGGCAAAGTCGACTCCAGTCAATCTCGATGATCTGATCTAAGGGGGTTCTATGGAATTCCCAAGGGTCATTTCGTCCTCGCTTCGCGAGAGCTTCTCCCGTTGTCCCAAGAAATTCTATTGGGACACAATCATTGGTCTGACTCCCAAAGAAACCTCCGTCCATCTCACGGCCGGCGCGGCTTATGCGGCAGCTGTTGAAGCTCTCCGCAAGGAATACTACACCACAGGCGATTACGACAAGGCTGTTGCTCTTGGACTCGAAGCTCTGATCAAGACCTACGGCCCATTCGATCCGCCAGAGTACGAAACGAAAACTCTAGAGCGGACCATCGCAGCCTACGTCGAACACCTCGTGCAGTATCCTCCAGCGACAGATCATTGCCGGCCGACGATGGGAACCCACGGGCCGAGGGTTGAATTCAGTTTCACTCTCGAACTTCCCATCCCCCATCCTGTCACTAAAGAGCCGATACTCTTCTCGGCTCGGTTCGATCAGCTCGCAGAGTTCAACGGCGCTCTGTTTGTCTTCGACGATAAGACAACAGGTTCGATCTCAAAGTACTGGCGACAGCAGTGGGATCTTCGCTCCCAACTTACTGGCTACGTTCATTGTGCCCGAGAGCATGGCTATGACGTAGTTGGTGCCATCATTCGTGGCATGGCCATCTTGAAGACAAAGTGCAACACGCAAGAGGCCATCACCCACCGTCCTCAGTGGATGATTGATCGTTGGAAAGAACGATTGATTTACGACGTGGAACGAATGGTCGATCTGTGGAACAGGGGGTACTGGCCGAATCAAGGTGAAGAAAACGGCGGCTGCACTACCTATGGCCTGTGCAATTTCTTCACCCTGTGCACGGCCCAAGAACCTGAACACTACATCGATGTGAACTACACGCGTGAGCGATGGGACCCAGTTGATCGTGACAGGAAGCCGTCAAATGAGAATGTTTGACATCTTTCTGGGGGATGAGTATTTTGGTCACGGATTCTGTGACCATGACATTTCCTACCACTATTTCTGCCCGGAGTGTGGGAACATCTGGGCACGGACTCTCGTGGCGGCCGGCCGTCAACATGGCACATTAATTGTGAGGTGCCCTGAGCACCCGCATCCCATGTGGCCGGCCGCCACTCTTTTCCATGAGTTCAAGTTCTACAATGTCCGTTGGTCAAAAGAGGCTCTTGCAAGAGACTTCCTTTATTTGATGGAACTGAACTCTGCTCGTGTTATCCACAATAATCTGCCCCGAGAATCTCATGACCAATACCAAGCGGCTTGACCGCCTGATTGTTCGTCTCTGCTTCGTTCGCAATCTGCTCCAGCAGATGAGCCATGAAGTAGATTTCGATCTCGATCTCCACTCGGTCGAAGCTGAAGTCACCTCCCTCTACGAGTCCGCCCTCTCCCAATCCGAGGAACTGAAACATGACAATCCCAGGGACTAATGTTCTACTGATCGGCCCGCCCGGCTCTGGAAAGACGCACTCCATTCGAACCCTCGTTGACGCGGGCCTGGAAGTCTTTTGCATTTTCACCGAACCCGGTATGGAAGTGCTCGGAGACATTCCCGCAGACAAGCTCCACTGGCATTATGTCGCTCCGTCCCAGCCCGGATGGGATGCGATGATCGACAACGCCACCAAGGTCAATACTTTCGATGCCGGCGCATTGCAAAAAATGGCCGGCATGAATAAGAGGGAATACGCTCAGTTCATCGATGTCCTCAAAGTCTGCAACAACTTCACCGACCAGCGAACAGGAAAAGAGTTCGGACCGATCGACAAATTCGAGACAAATCGAGCTGTCGTTTTCGATTCACTGTCGGGACTCAACATCATGCTACTCGATCTTGCGGTCGGTGGTAAACCTATTCGAACCCAACCAGATTGGGGGGTTGCGATCGACACTGAGGAAAAGTTTCTTAACCGGCTGTCACTTGGAATGCGGGCTCATTTTGTACTCATCTCTCACGTCGATCGACAGACTGATCAAGTTCTCGGAGGGGTTAAGCTGTTTCCAGCTGCACTCGGTCAAAAGCTGCCCCCGATGGTGAGCCGGTTTTTCTCCGACGTGGTGTTCTGCCAGGTCGAAGGAGACAAGTTTGTGTGGTCCACTTCCGTGTCTGGAATGGATCCCAAAACTCGCAATCTTCCGATTGCGAAGTCCTTGCCGCCTACGTTTGTTCCAATCATTGAGAATTGGAAGAAGCAGGGCGGTGTCATCAAGTCCGAAACCACAGGTGCATAAATCATGTTCGATCCCAACACGTTCCTTAACGATACCGTTACCGGCGCAAACGATACCCGTTACATTCCTGTCCCGCAGGGCGAGTATCCGGCCATCATCAAGTCCGTCGCGGCCCGGCAGGTCGATCGCAAGGACCAGCCCGGCCAGAAGTCCACTATCGTCGACATCACCTACGAGATCGACGATGCGACTGTCAAGACGGTCACCGGCCTCGACAATCCGACGGTGCGTCAGTCTCTGTTCCTGGACCTCACCCCCAACGGCAAGCTCGACATGTCGAAGGGAAAGAATATCCAGCTGGGCAAGCTGCGTGAAGCGCTCGGCCTGAATGATCCGAACAAGCCGTTTGGCTTCAACGATCTGGCCGGCCGCGCTGCCATCATCGGCATCGAGCACAATCCGGGCAAGAACGAAGGCGAAGTCTACGCCAACGTCTCGAAGGTCGGCAAGCTCTAACCCTGATAGGGGGTGGTCCAGGATTGGCCTGCGCGTGTTTGCCGAGCGTGCCCCGAAGTCGGCTTCTTATTCGGCGTGAGCTGCGGCACGAATCTCCGCCTTGCGCCCGGCAAGGTCCTCGCAGTAACCGGGCACTATTATGAACAACCAAATCTTGCAGGAACTACGCAGAGCGTGTGAACTTCGTGGTGCAACTCTCGACCTGAAAGGCGAGGGACACTTTCACATTACAGGTGACCGTCTGGTCAATTACTATCCCTTCTCCCGTCGTAGGACAGCTTACCTTCCTGATCCCGGCAAGACTATCTACAACGTGAATCCGGATCAGGCAGCAGAGCTGGCTTTCCATGCTGACTGAACAACAACGATCCGTTCTCTCCCAAGTTTCAATTATCGACGTCATAGATTTTTTTGGCGTCGAACGGATTCTTTCAGTCATCGACCCTATCCACGGAGTCATTATCTGGGGATGGGAAAGAGTTTTCAAAGCCTTGGAGCGTTATGAGAATCACAAATCTTGACAATCTCATCATCCCAGAAAACCGGCAGCGACAAGAGTTTAAGGAGAAACCACTTGACGAACTCGTCCAATCCATCCTTGACGTCGGCCTTCTTCAACCGCTTGTCCTTAGGGACGACGGACGAACTCTCCTCGCAGGAGAGCGACGTTCTCGTGCTATTCAGCGACTCGCTGAGCAGCATCCTGGACAGAGCATCAGACATGATGGGGGATACTTCACCCCTCCTGAATTTCCTTTCGTACTTGCATGCGAGCTTTCGTCTGATCAGCTCGTCCAAGCCGAACTCGAAGAAAACATTCGCCGTGTTGATCTTACCTGGCAAGAACGGACACGAGCGATTGCATCATTCCATAAACTCCGCAGCAAGCAAGCTGCTTCTAGCGGAGTTGTCCAAACTGCAAAAGCTACGGCAACAGAAATCCGTGGCGAAGAAGCCGAAGGCCAGCAGATCACCGAGGTCACGAACGCCGTCATCCTTGCGGAATACCTCGACGATCCCTTCGTCTCGGCGGCCCGCGACGAAAAGGAAGCCCGCAAGATCCTCAAGGAACAGCTAAAGGATGCTGAGCGTCGTAAGCGAGCTGAAAATTTCGACGCTACAGCAACTCCCCACAAACTTTTTTTGGGTTCGTGCTTTGACATTGGCACTGAATTCAACAGCTTCTTCGACTGCATTGTTACCGATCCTCCGTATGGAATTGACATCCACAAGAAAGACATGTTCGATGTTCATACGCACGAGTACGATGATAGTGACGAAGCTTTCCAAGAGATACTTTCCAAGCTTCCTCCTCTGATGCATCGCATCTGTAAGGACAATGCTCATGCCTATGTCTTCTGCGACATTCGACGATTCAACGATCTCTTTGTTGCTTTCGAACTTGGAGGATGGACAGTTTGGCCTCGCCCTCTCATATGGGACAAAGGAAACACAGGTTCATTTGGAAATATTGAGTACGGATTTAGAGCCTGCTATGACGCCATCCTCTTTTGTCGCAAAGGGGATCGAAAGGTTACAGCAGGCTATCGGGATGTTATCCCAATTACACAACCTACAAACCTTCCCCATCCAGCAGGAAAGCCCCCTGCACTTTTCGCTGACCTCATCAAGAGAAGTTGTCTCCCTGGAGACAGAGTTGCAGATCTCTTCTGTGGTAGCGGACCTATCTTTCCGGCGGCTGCAGAACAAAAGACAATAGCTTACGGATGGGAAGTGAATCCGAAATATCATGCCATTTCCGTTGAACAGTTGGCAAAGGTGAAACCATGACAGAGAAAGAAGAACTTTATGCCAGAGCAATTGTGGACTGTTTGTTCCAGTTGCTTTGTGCAAATGGCTTCAGGGTTCAAGCAATCAAAATTCTCGACGAATTGAGAGAAGGTCTTGCCAATGAAAAAAGGAAATCCGAACTCTCCGATTCTAGTTCTGGGGGAAGCACCGGGACAGAACGAAATCCAAGCAGGAGTTCCATTCACGGGAGCGTCGGGGCAAGAACTGGAGCGGATGCTAAGGGAGGCAAAGTTTGAACCTGAGTCTCTCTACTACGCAAACGTCTGTAATGAGCGGCCGCCGGACGGCAAGATAGATTCTTGGTTTCCAACCAGTAAGAAGAAAGCTCAGGAGGTCGGGGCAAAGTGGGAGAACGGAATGTGGGTTTGCAGCCCCGTCCTTCGCGGCCTCATGCAACTCGAAGAAACGATTAGCTCCATGCCCAACCTGCAACTAATCGTTGCTTTGGGCAACGTCCCTTTGTGGGCTACGACTGGAGAATGGGGTATTACAAAGTGGCGCGGCAGCCAGATGCCCCAAACCAACAGGCTTGACAATGTATCTGTTGTCCCAACCTACCATCCAGCAAACATCCTTCGTCAATGGGAGAACAGATGGATTGCAGTCGAAGACTTGAAGCGCGCAAAGGATTGGTTCGACACAGGACTGAGGGTACCAGACTATGAATTCGCAATCCATCCATCTTTTAGTGATAGTTGCGCTTATGTGCGAGATCTCTTGGCTCACTGCAATGTGGGCCGAGTTCGGATGGCAGTCGATCTGGAAACAAGGGCTAGGCACATTGCATGTATTGGCTTGGCTGATTCTCCTTTACGCGCTATCTGCATTCCCTTCATGACGATGGACGGGCCGTACTTTTCCGAAGGGGAGGAAATCTCTCTGATCTGGAATTTGTACCAGCTCCTAACCCATCCCAACTGCGAAGTCATCGGGCAGAACTATCTATATGACAGACAATACATCGCACGACGCTGGGGTTTCCGTTCAAATCTCTTTCATGACACAATGGTCAAGCATCACCTTGCTTTTCCCGGCGTCCCGAAAGGACTCGATTTCCTATCATCAATCCACAATAAGTACCATTGCTACTGGAAAGATGAGTCAAAAGATTGGGAACCATCACTGGGTGAATCCCAGCTTTGGACCTATAACTGCAAAGACGCCGTCGCTACCTTTGAGGCTAATGATCATCTCGATTCTACAATCCATGCCTTTGGTCTGGAACGGCAACTGACGTTTCAGATGGAGACAGCAGAGATTGCTTTCGACATGATGCTTCGCGGCATCAAGGTTAACGTTGATTATAAGATGGACTTGCATGAAAAGCTGGTTAAGCTACTGCAAGGCCGCCTTGATTTCATCAAGCAAATCTCTGGGATTAATCTTGAACCTTCTAGTCCCAAGCAGGTTCAAAAGTTTTGCTACGATGTGTTGAAACTCCCGCCCGTCTGGAAGCACGACAAGAAGTCTGGCTTGAACCGTCTCACTGCGGATAAAGAAGCAGTCGAGGAATGGCTCTTGACCTGCGACCCCTTGTATCGTCCTTTGCTCCAAGCCATTGTAGATTACCGATCTTTAACAGTCTACAACTCAACCTTTGCTCTAGCAAGACTAGACAATGACGGCCGGTTTCGTTGTTCAATCAACGTAGCGGGACCGGAAACATTTCGCTGGTCGACTTCCGAAGATGCCTTTGGCTTCGGTACAAACATGCAAAACATTCCGAGACCAGAGGATGATTGATGCTCTACGGTATTGCATTGATAGATTCACTTCCCTTCCGAATCAAATGTGACGTTTCTTTGGTTCGCGGCCGCGGTGAGATACTTATCTCTGGTCCAGTCGAAGAAACGATTGAGGAGACAATCAATGTCGCAATTCGACACGCTAATGAACTCTCAGACTTTGAAGACACCCCCTTCCCAAACCTTGCAAATTTCAATCTCCATATCCGTGTGCGACTCCCCGCAGCAAGCAATCCAATTACAGGTCCAAGTTGGGGACTCCTACTGTCACTTGAACTTATCCTCTGTCTCCTTCGCAGAAGGCCAACGTTTGATGCATTTGTTACAGGAGAAATTGACTCGCGAGGCGACGTCCTTCGTGTTGGAGACATCGAGGGTAAGAGAAATGGCGCAAAGACGCTTGGAGGAGAAAGGATTATCCTCCCCTCAAGGCAACTCGATTTCTTTAACTCGTCTATAATTCAAATCCCTGTCTCAAATCTTTTCGAAGCGTATCGAGCGGTGACATATGGAGAAACCTAACGTTCGTCAGATGTTCGTGCCTGATACTGACTATATCATGTGCGAAGTCGATTTGAAACAGGCAGACGCGCAGGTCGTTGCTTGGGAAGCAAATGACCATTCCTTGATGGATTTATTCGAACGCAACGACGTTGACGTTCATACCGAAAACGCAAAGGTAGCATTTGCTACAGACAAGATTACTAAGCACATGAGACAGACTTCAAAGTCTCTTGTGCATGGTACGAACTACGGCGGCAAGCCTAGAGGTATGGCTAAGAAACTCGGCCTTACTTCATCTCAAGTAGAGACGTTCCAAGTTCGTTGGTTCCGGGCGCACCCTGCCATTAAGGCATGGCATAACAAAGTCTTGAACGATCTGATGCTTCGAAGAACTACGGCCAACGTGTTCGGCTTTCGAAAGATTTGGTTCGGCCGCCTGGATGGCCTGTTGCCAGAGGCTCTTGCTTGGATTCCTCAATCAACAGTTGCGCTCGTTATTAACAATGGAATGCAGAACTGCGTTCGCAACGTTCCAGAAGCTATCCCTCTACTTCAGGTCCACGACTCATTTCTCTTCCAAGTACAACGCGACAGCTTTTTAGCCACACTACCAAAGGTCAAGGAGGCAATGGCCATCAAACTTCCTTACCCTCGTCCACTAACAATTCCAGTCACACTGAAAACAAGTCTTGTGTCTTGGGGTGAAATGATCCCAACGACATGGGAAGGAGAACAGATTATCGACGGCAAAAAGGTGCCGATTATCTAATATAATCCGCCCAAAGAACATGAGTCGCAATTTTCAAAACTGGATCAACGGCTACATAGATTATACAGATAATCTTGAAGCCCCGACGATCTTTCATCTGTGGACAGCAATTGCCACAGTTGCCGGTGCGCTGCGTGGAAAGTGCTGGATTGATATGGGCTATTTCAAATGGAAGCCCAATTTCTTTGTAGTCTTTGTCGCACCGCCAGGCGTAGTATCCAAATCAACCACATTAAACGTGGGGATGGGGTTCCTCCGTCAAGTAGAAGGGATACACTTCGGACCTGAATCTGCGACGTGGCAGGGTGTCACTGATGCATTCCGCGAAGCAGAAGAAGTAGTTGCTCAAATCGGCGAAAAGATGTCCGCGTTGACTATCGTCGCAAGCGAGCTTGGAACGTTTCTCGACCCAAAGAATCGAGAGATGATCGACATTCTCAACGATCTCTGGGACGGCCGCAGTGTTCCGTGGCAACGGCGCACTAAAGGAGAAGGTACAACGGAGATCCAAAACCCATGGCTTAATTTCGCCGGCTGCACAACACCAGCTTGGATTCAGGAAAACTTCCCCCAATATGCTATTGGAGGCGGCTTCACTTCCCGTACCGTGTTCATCTACGGGGAGGAAAAGCGTGCGTTGATCGCGTATCCTAAGCTCCAGATGGATGCCCAAGGAAACCAGTACACCACAGACCGACTCAAGCTGATTAACGATCTGCGTAAAATATCCACGCTGGCGGGAGAGTTCGTATTGACTAATGACGCGGTTGAGTGGGGCAAGCTCTGGTACGCAAGACATTGGGAGAACTCTCCCAAGCATTTGAACCTGGAGTTGTACGGAGGTTACATCGCCCGGAAACAGACCCACATTCATAAGCTTGCGATGGTTCTTTCGGCCGCCGAGCGTGACGACATGACCATTCAACCCAGAGATCTCTCCCGTGCTCATGACCTCATCACCTCACTTGAACCTAGTTTCAGCAAGGTGTTTGCGGCCCTTGCAGATAATCGAGAAGTACACTATCTTGCAGCTTTGATAAAGTTGGTCGAGCGTCACAATAGAATCTCGAAGTCGGAACTATGGAGACTCTTACTCCATGTTATGACGCACGACCAGTTCGAACATGCACTCCAAGGCGCTTTGGCATCAGAGCGGATCCGCGAATTCACGGGGCCGAACGGCCCGATGCTTATCGCTTCTCGTAGATCTGATCAATCTCCTGATAAAGTCGACGATAGCCCTTCTCCCCCGGAATCCCCGACTCCCTCTGCATGATCTTCTTCTGCCGTGCTTTCATACTGCGACGAATCTTTTCGTTATTCATCCGCAGCATAGGATCAGGCACCGATTCATTGAATCGTTCGAGTGCTTCCTTTGCATCAGCCATTAGTTCTGGATCACCACTTCTCTTTGCAAAGGCATAGTTCTCCATGACAATGGCCTGCCTAGAAGACCAATACCTCTTCAAGTTTTCCTTCGCTCCGATCACTTGATAGGCATTGCTGACTTTGGTCGGCTGGAAACCAAGCATATTCATTGCTAGTCCAAGCCGATCTTCCGGGTTAGTTGGATCCCACTCAGCAATAGATCCACCCCCACGGAACTCCTCACTTCCTGAAACCATTCTACGACTACCCTGACTTACAGCCTTGAGAACATTCGGCATGGCCCGTTCCCAAGTCTTCCATCTATCAGGATTGTCGTCAGTCAAAACTCTAAAGAATCCGTATCCCATACCGGCAACGGGGCCAAGAACGTCCACAAGAGTCTGTCCAAACTTCTTATCTGGATCAGGTTCTGTGCTCGTAATCTTATCCGTGCCGGGCAGCCATCGGCCCACGCCAAGTGAACCGCTCAAGTCGACCTCAGGCACGGGGACGCCAGCCAACTTCAACAGATGAACTGGACCAAGCCCATAATGCTTCGACCAGCCATGCAGTAACAGGTCCGGATTATCCGTGATACTCTGGGCAAACTTCTGCATATCCGTACGCAAATCTGTGTACGGATCTTTCAAGCCAAGAGCTTCCTTGACCTCTCGACTACCCCAGTCAAAGAGGTCAAGGATGTTGTCGGCAAAGGGAATGCCTTGATAGCCGGCCGCGATAAGCATCATCATCCACACTCGCAGGGCCGTTTTCTTCCCTTTGCCTCCGCCCATCAGGTATGCCAAGCCCTGCATGTAGCTCCAGAAGAGGAAGAAGACAGACTTCTTTCCTCGAGCGAAGCTGGCTCGATTCCACTTCGCATACTCGAACATCGAACTTTGCACGGCCTCTTTGGCTTCTTCGAAGGCTTGTTCTTCGTTCCCATTGTTCCGCTCCAGCGCAAGCTTTCTAGCTGCGATGAACGTCACATAGCGATTGATCTTCTCTACGTGCCGGAACATCCAACTACCAGCCCACGCAATCTGATTCAATCTTCTTTGCGCATCCGTTTCAGGTGCAATGCGCTGCAAGACACTAGATTCAGCAAACCCTGCGAGGACTGTAGCAAGACTCTCGTCCAAGAACCCTTCTTCAATACCACGCTGGATTGCCTTTTCCAATTGCGTCTTGGGTATATCCCTGTTCTGCAAGATTTTAAAGGTATCCTTATATGCCTGCGTTAACGCAGACAATGCACGGGCATCTCCAAATCTAGCAGATAGGAATGGGTAAGCGACCATGGGAACCTGCGTCAAGTTCACCATAGCAGACTTCACGTTAAACCCGAGATACCACATGAAGCCGGCCGCTCGAATACCGGCCCAATCATTCTCAGGATTCATGATATAACTATAGTGCTTGCCCCAGTAGTCACGCACCTCGCCAGCAACAATGCCATTATCCTGAGCGTACTTACGAATCTGAGCCACGCTCGCATCCATGTCCTGACCATTTTCAATTCGAGCAATATGGCCGGCCGCGTTCAGCATGTAGCTCGCGTACACTCGAATGGCGTCTTGTGAAAAACCTCGAATGCCTTTGCGGTTGATCATGTTTCGAAGGAAACGCTGACCAGGACTCTTCGTGAAATAGATCTCTTTCAGCTGTTCCTTTTGCTGTTCAGTTAGATTGAGGTGCTCACTCAACGTCTCATACAAGGCCGGCGGCATACCAAGGAAGGTATACTCTTGATCACTTACCAAGCCCGTCCCAACGTCGTAGATCTTCCCGTCGTATTCCTTCGACAAGCCTTTAAGCGCCTCTTGCATTTCACGGTACGATTCAAACGTTTCGAAGTGAACCATCTGACCGGCGTGCGAATTGCCATTCTTATCCTCGAATGGACCCTTATACTTGGTTCCGTCAAGATAAAGATCCTGCTTGGCCCGAACCCAAATCGCATAGCGACCAAATCGCATATACGGGAAGTAGTCCCTTTGCCGAAGTGAATTGATCTGCGATTGAACCTGCATCAAGCGGCCGCCGAGTTCAAGATCCTTGAGGTTCTTAGTCAATTGATCCGAGAAGGTAGTCGTGTTGTCTTTCAAGTCAGCAAGATATGCCTTGTACAAGCGATCTGCATAAGCAGGATCAGTAACTTCCTTTCGGATTGTTTGCTTGATGATTGCATTTTCCAGCTGATCGAGCAACTGCTTAAAGCTCTTTCGAATATCATTAAACAGTTGAATCCCTTCAGGATCTGTGACTCCATGATCCTTCAGAATCTGCATCCTTTCCTCTTCAGTCAAAGGTCCCTTACCTTCCTTGAGTTTCTTATCACTTGCACCTGTGAGGTACAAGAGAGCTTCAGCAAGTCGGCTTGCTTTGTTCTTCGAATAGTTCTGCCACTTTTCAACTAATTCCACAGGTGCATTTTGCAGACTTGCCTTACGTGCAGCCCAACGCTGCACATACTTCATATAGTCCGCCACACCAGGAAGATTGAACCGCTCGGCAAACTGCAATGGCTGCAGAAACAGGCCGGCCGCTTTTGCCGTCCACACATCACTAAACGAATCCACGCTCCTTGTCAAGGTTTCGTGTGCCTTGGCAGACTGAACGATCTTTCGCTTTGAGTAACGTGTATTCACATCCTGATTCGGTTGAGCATTACGAAGGATTGCAGTCGAATCATTCAGAATCTTTATGACATCCTTATCGTTGAATGGTACGACTTCGAAGACCTTTCTCTGCCATTCCTTCGGCAAGAACTTTTGCACAGCCCAACGGAACCACGACCGAACAGTTGCTACTACTCGATCAAGGAACTTCTGTTCAAAGGGCTTGAGCGGATCTCCAGTATAGGCTTCCTGTGCAAAGTATGCGACAGCTTCATCTGCCGACAATACATCGCCAAAATCTTCCATGTTGGAAGCACGTGCGATAAGACTCGAATCACTTTGCCCTTTGGCTTCCAACTCCTTGATTCTATCTCGATTGTATTGGGCATAAGCCCACAAGACTGAAGTCCAATGTTCCTTCGAGAGAGTTGCACGCAAGCCAAAGTGCGCGATCATCTCATGCACCAAGGTCTTCACAGTCTGCTGGACTGTATCGTGCTGGTCGATATGAATGTAGATCGTGCCGGGCCGGCCCTCGACAAACATACCCTGAGATTCGAGCAGAGTCTGCCTTTCATCCTGCGTCATTCGAATCTTATTCGAAAGGATATCCGCAGTGGAAAGGACATACAATCTCGGACGAATGCTAAAGCTCTTCCAAAGATTTGCCAAAGCTTGCTGCACTTCCGCAACAAAGGCTGGCGTCTTTCCTTTGGCTACATCAATTGCATCCGCTGCATTTTCAAATACACCAAGACTCCATGTTTCATCTCCAACAGTCTTGATGACTTCAAAACCATCCTTTGTCTCGACAATACCAGCATTTGTAGTCGTATCAATCCAAGTCTTTTCCTCGGAACCTGAAGCTTCTTTAAAGCCTTTGCTTTGCATCATTCGACTACCTTCTTTGTAGAAGTCATCGAGTGCTGCTTGAGCTAGTTCCTTTGAATTGAACGGCCCGTCGATCACATCTCCTTCATGATCGTATGCGTACCAGCCCATAGGCTGTTGGCGGAACTGCTCTCTTTGTGCCTTCTCCCCAGGCAACTCATTTTCTAACTCTCCTAGATCAAAGATTTCTTCGTGTCTAACACTTCCAAGGAAATTGTTCTTGGCACTCTGAATGCCACGCATCTTCATGATTTCTCGCGTGGCTTTCGAATACTTCTTGCGATGCTTCTGCACTTTCTTCAACAGTGCATTTTCATCCGCAGTGAACCCCTGCACTTCTTCTGCCGTGGCCGGCCGATACTCTCCATACGTATCCCGACCAGTCTCCATTTTCGCCTTAAGGCGAGCCAACTCCTCATACCCCTTATCGCTCAATCCATCCATCATGTCTCGTTCAACGAGATCATCATACTGCTTGATTTCAAAAGCAGTTAGGTTTGGATACTTCGGAGCTTCCGCTTTCTTCTGTTCTTCGTTCGTGATCTTTCCAAGCGTTTCATCAATTTTCTGCCCAACGACGCTGACAGTCTCCCCTTCATTTGGATTAACCACTCCCTTCATCTGAGTATATCGACCGATGCGGGCATCAAGTGCATCCAGCTTTTGCTTGGCTGCATTCTTCATCTCGCCATCTGTAGTACGATAGTTATCCTTGTTATTGATGAACTCGTTCCTCACGTCAATGAGCTTCATCAATTCAGCATCAGTTGAGATTGCGGTAACCGCTTCTTCGGTCACCGGCCCACGAAGCTTTCCTTTCTTCTTCGAAGGCTTAGCATCTTCGATGGCTTTCGCGGCCTGTTCAATTGGAGTAGCCGCTTCACCAAAAGTGCTGGTGAATTGCGTATGCCCATCCGGAGCGCCCTGAACACTCATTCCATCCTGATCAAACAAGTACTTCGTGCCCTTGGCATACACACCATTCATGGCTCCAATCTGAGCACTTGCCAAATCAGGATACGTACCAAGAGGATTGCCGTAAACATCCCAGGCAGTGTACTGTCCATTGTCAACAGCGATCTGAGCTCGGCCAGCATCCTGATTATTGACCGGCGTATCGAGATACCAAGAGTCTCCTCTCTGCTGCCAGCCAGGCATGATCGTCGTATACTTTGCAGTAGACGGCGGCGTAGAAACAGAATCAGTCAAAGCATCATACTTGACGTTCATCTGCTCCTTCAGAATTCGAAGGTAATCTTCCGCAGTAGTTTTAACTTCACCTGTCTTTCCATCATACAGGTTTCTGAAGTCAAATCCATTTGCGTCAATTCCCGGCCCGCCGGTCGGAACATTGCTGAACTCATACGCAAAGTTTTCCGGGGGGAGATGCGGAAGCTGTTTCAACTCCTTTGGAGTTAAATCTTCCTGCTCCTTTGGAGTAAGCCCCGGCATGGGAGCATGCTTTGGAGCGTACAAGCCAAACGCGCCGAACAGTGCAGCACCAGCCGCAGCGTTGTACAACTGACTCTTCTGATCTTCCGTGAGAGGTCCGTTATAGCCAGTAAAGTAGTTATCCAAACCAACGTTGATAACTTCCTGCAACGTTTCAGTTGGAACTTCACTTGCGATAAGGACAGCCGCATTTCCTGCGGCCCGCTTCAGATACCCCTTTTCTGCCAGCCCCTTAAGCAGAACATTTTCAAAGGGCTTGGCAATGCCCATTGTCTTGGCAAGGGTGAAGAAGGGAATAAAGTCAAGAACAGCCTTGCCAAGACCGGACCCAACAACTCGAATGTCATTCGGATCAGCGTTGTTTTGCTTGGCAATGTCGATTGACTCGCCCGTCATCAGTCCTGCATCAGTCAGGAAGGATGCGGTCAGGCCGGCCGTCTTAGCCGTACTTGCCGCCGCACCAGCATATCGCGCAGCTCCGCCAACAATACCGCCGGGCAGAGCAAGACTCGCAATGAATGGAACCTGTTCTCCAAGAGTTTCAACACCCCAAGTAACGAAGTCGCCAGGGGAGTGAATATCTTCAATCGCAGGAACAGCACGCGGCAAAGCCTCGGCCGTCATCTTCAGATCTTCAGCCTTTCTGGCAAAGTAATCTGAGATAACTGGAGAGGCCTGACTAGCCCACGAAGCAAACTGAGCCAGATCCTGTCCAGACTGAGCAGCACCTCTCTTTACACTTGTAAAGAATCCGGGAGTTGCTTGCTGCTGTACAGGTTCAACTGGTTTCTTGTTGAAACCGAGAAAATCCTCGAGCGGCATTCCGCCTTCAGGGATTCCCAAGACTTCTCTGAGTCCTGGATCTTTTACATCAACCCACTTCGTACGAACACGATTTGGGTCTTGTACTGTTCTTCCGAACAGATCCTCTGGATTTCGCGCCATTTACTTTGTTCCCGGATACAGAATGGGATTACGTCGAGTAGCAGGAGAAGGGGCCGAGTGCTTGCTCATATCTCCCACGCTTTGCCCCAACAAAAAATTGGGCAAGCCTACTGCTGGAAATTCCTGTGGAATGGACCGATAACTCGAAGGAAGATTCCTGTTTGCAGTCGGCTTTCCTTTGGAAGCACTTGTCGGCGCGGCTGCCGGAGCCTGCTCCTTGTCGAACAGAGTTAGATACGCTGCAAACTTGGGGTTCGTCAGAATCTTGATTCGCAGTACCTGCGACAATGCATCCTTGAACTCCATTGGATTTTGTGAATCCAACGAATTTCCATAGATGTCATTTGCAACCTTCAAGTCATCCGCAGTCAGCAGTTGATCTTGTGCTCCAGTTTTGATTGAAGCCTCAAGCTGAGCCAACTGCTTCTGCATCGCCAGTGTCTGTTCAGTCTCCCATCTCTTTGTGGCATCATTCATGCCAGCAATACCGGCCTGCAGACCAGCTTGAGTCAATGCTGCTTGCAGATCTGCATCCGTATTCCGATTAGTGGCATCAACCTGACGATTACCAACATCAATCTGTGCCTGCTGGTACTTGCCCTGCTGATCAACCTGCTGTTGTTCTCGAGCAGCCTTGTCAGCTTCCATTTGTTGCTGGCGCTGCGAATCACCCAACGCAGAACGGAAAGCAAGTGCACCGAGTCCTCGCTGAGCAATCGTCTGCAAAGTATTGCGGCCGCCCTCTTTTGGCTGAATCACACTGCCAAGAAACACCATTGCAGTCATCAGATTCTCTGGCTGCTTTAGCCACTCGAGATTCTGCTTGAATGCAGGAGAACGAGTAATCTCGTCATCAGGAACTTGCCCAACTCCTGGAGCCGTAATAGCCTGACCCACAGGAGCTGACTTTCCATCTTGCGGAGGGATGATCTGTCCGATATTAGCCGCCATTGTAGGTCCTCGGAAGACTTGCTAGAATCTGTGCCAAAGTTTGGCGCTGTGGCATCTGAAATACCACTTGGCCTTGAGGGCCGCCGGCCGGACTTCCCAGCACTCTGTTTCTCTGCTGCCCGGTAACACCAAGAAGAGGAGCAGCTTTGCCAAGAGCATCAGCAATGCTACCGCCCATATTCAAGATGCTGCCAATAGACGGCTGTTGGTCTGGTAGTTTAGGCATTGGTCCCGGATCTACATTTCCAGTATTTACAACGATTGGCTGATTTGCAGATGGACTCTGAGCCAGCATCTGCATAGCAGTCGTCATCGATGGATCTTCAGCCGGTTTCACACTAGGCGGAGAAACAGGTGTTTTATCAGGCTGTCCTTGAGTAAAAATGGATTGAGTTTGTCCAGCGGGGCTTCCTCCCACCTGCCCAGTAGTCACTGTTTTACTTTCAGGCGGTTTAGTCGCAAGAGTTTTCGCTGCTGAAGCAGCAGTCAATCCATATGCGATGTATTGAAGAGCTGTTAGCCATGCCATGGTTTACTTCCCCATCCAGGGGGAGTAGCTCCCCCACATCTGACCGTAAGGATCTGCGCTCGATCCATAAGAACCTGCGATCCAGTTCTGATACTGAGTCAGCATGTTCATCGGAGCATACTGGTTGTAGAACCATCGCTCGACTGCTGCATCGATGTTTGACTGATCCTGGCCCAACTGCTGCAAGCCAGTTTGGTTTGCAAGGCCGAGGTTCGCATTAATAGCCTGATTCAATCCAGGCATCAAAGCTGCCTGCTGAACAGAGTTCTGCATGTTCTGCTGCGAACCGCCTTGAATCATGTTGCCTGCAAGCTGTCCGGCCCCGAGCAGGCCGGCCTGTCCAAGCTGCTGTCCCTGACCCAGCATGTTTGCAATGAGCTGACTCTGTCCAAGTCCGCCCTGCATCGTAGCCTGTCTCTGCTGTTCGAGCAACTGTTGTGCAGCAAGAGAATTACCAGCATTGACTTGCTGTCCCTGACCAATAAGGCCAAGCGCGTTCAACCGCTCCTGCGAGCCAACATCAAATGCTTGGCCCATCAGCTGACTGACCATGTCCTTCTGCATCTGCTGCTGGTTCTGTGCAGCCATGCCTTCAGCGATACCATGTCTCGTTCCACCAAGCTGGCCGGCCATGCTTGCCTGAGTGGAAATCTGAGGCAAAACATTCTGAGCGAACTGGTTGTTCTGAGAACGAAGAGCGGCATCAATGATCTGTCCCGTATACGGGTTCATCCCGTTTGAATACAAGGACTGATAGAGTGCAGGCGCTGCGTTCACATTCCCAAACTGAGTCTGTGGAGTGGAAACGGCGGCCGGCCCCTGATTGGATTGAAACAGTCCATTATAAAACGCAGGGAGCGCACTTTGCGCTACGCTCTGCGTAGGATTGCCAATGGAACTTTGCAGGAGTTGATTCATGGCCGTATTATACGGCATAATCTGCCCCTGTGCTACACTTCCCGCTAGCGTACCATTCTGCTGGTTCTGTGCTGCAGTATTCATCGCACTACTCAGAGTCTGCACACCATTCTGAGTAGTATCGAAAATGTTCTGCTGGCTATTGCTCAGATTGGCATTGGGCTGAGCAACAGTATTGTCAGGATAATACTGCGGCGGCCCGTTATTGTAAAGCTGAGATGCCTCACTAAACAAGTTCTTGATGTAAGGAACCTGCTGGCTCCACGGGCCGGTAGGGGTAAACTTCTGAGTAGTACCTCCTCCACCCATTGCCTTTGCAGGAGTTCCGGAAAAAACCTTTCGGACAGAGGGCTTTTCGAAGATGTACTTCGTTCCATCCCAACGTCCTTTAATGTGAAGAGCAACAAGCATTAGTGTACGCTCCTAGAAATCTTTTTTACGATAACTTCGTATGCTTTGGAAAAGCCATGCTTCTCCATAACTTTTCGTACTCCGGGCCGGCAACTGGCTTCAACTTCAGTACAGCCGAATTGCTCTGCCCAATTTCCTGCAACATCAATAAGCTCTGAACAACCTTCAAGGTTCTCACCTACAATCAGATCGACAGCAAGTCTTTTGATGTTCGGATACGAAATTATGCGAGTCACCGCTAGCATAACTAATCTAGCACCGTTCTCGCCAACAAGCCAGAGTTGTTGCTCCCCAGAGCAAAGCCTATGAAACAACTGTTCCACAGTCCATTCGTTAAAACTCCTGCCATCAAGAGCTTTACGAATGTCTCTTTCAACTAGAGGAAACACATCTGGAATACCGGTATTTGCAACCAGAGTAACTTCGTAGTTTCCAATCTTATGAGCTGTGATGATGTTTGCAGTTGTCATGCAATAAACCTATTCCAAAATCTCTTGCCAATTCGAGGATTGATTGAGGGATATACAACTTTCCCTCCTTGCTTGATTTGAAAGAAAAGTGCTCCGTCCTTTTCCGCAGCGATTCTTGCAAAAAGCCTTAGCTGCTTTGCCGTATCCGTTTCGATCGAGAATCCATGAGGTTTAACCTTAACTCTTGTCAACGTTAGAGATGTGTTAAAGCTCTGAGAAATCTTAACCGTTGTAAGTTTCTTGGCAATAAGAGCCGCAGCTTGGTTTGCCTGAACAGCAACACCAATTACCCTGTTTCTAGAAACACGGCAGGTTACGGATGTATTTGTCTCAAGTGCAAGGCCAACCGATCTGCTATGAGTAATGGAGAAGTTGAATGCGGTATTAGTTTCTACTGCAACGCCGGTTGCAATTAACGTGCCGGGCTGCGGAGTTAGTGCCTGATCCTGCTCATTTGAAATACCATAAGCCATAAGCCTACGGTGAATCAACTGCAAAGCCGAATCAGTTTCTTGTGCAACTCCAGTTGCTTTGATTAGACCTCGCGGCCGCGAGAAAGCCGTATCCGTTTCACTGGCAAGTCCAATAGATCTCGGAGCACTTCGAGTCAAAGCAAGCGCGGTGTTTGTACTTTGCGCTAACCCTACGGATCGAACTTTAGCGATACCAACCTTCGATGCGGTTGGCGTTTCCTGCGACCAGCGAACAGAAACTTTGAGTTGACCCTTTCGAGTCAACAGAGTAAGAGCAGTGTTGACCTGAACGGCCGTCCCAGTAACAACAAACTTACCGCCTGTTGCACCGATCTTAAACCCAAATGGCAAGTAGAAACCAGATGAACCCAACCCTAAAGGAAGGGCCACATCAGTTTCAACAGCAATGCCAATACTCTTAAAGGTTATCTTTCGAAGTGCATATGCAGTGTTGCTTTCACTCGAAAGACCTGCCGAAAGCAAAGTCTGGCTTGAGCCAGATTTGAATCCCCAAGGGAAATACAATCCAGCAAGATTTGAACTGTTGCTGATTCCAAGAGATAGTGCAGTGTTGACACTTGTTGCAAGTCCTGTTCCTTGCAACTTCTTCTTGGAAAGACCTAAGCTAGAATCCGTTTCACTAGACAATCCAGTGGGTTTGACTTTCCCCTTCGACAAAGGGAAACTCGAATCTGTTTCACTGGCAAGAGCAACTGCTTTAACCTTTTTCTTCGAAACCGTTATTGCTGTATCGGTTTCAGAAGAAAGTCCAATAGAAACAATAGTGGCGGTTTGAGCGCCGCTCTTGAACATCCAAGGGAAAAATAGTCCAGCAGGAGTACTAATTGTTGAAGCAAATGCTGAGTCGGTTTCGCTTGCAAGGCCTGTAGGCTTAGTCTTTCCAATTCCAAGTGCAGTATTAGTTTCACTTGCAAGGCCTGTTGAAAGAACAAAGGCTTCTTTCAAAGTCGTAAACAATCCAGCCGCGTCACCAGCAACAGCTAATGTTGGGTTGGATGTTTCACCTGTTGAGGTGTTGATTCGATATTCGCCTCGACAGATAACAGCTGTCGTAGCGTTCTGAGATCTTTGTCCAGTGACAGACGAAAAGCCAGTTGTCGGTGTGACGTTCGTGCTGGTATTAGCTTCCTTACCAAGCGCTCTGAAGTAAAGCCTTGACTGACTTGCCAGACCGGAAATCGTTGCCGAACCAAATCCGTTTGAGGCATCCTGAGTATTATACACAGGACTAGCAAGTTCACGAATAAGCCCCTTGCCGGCCGCCTTAGTGAACTTATGGAAACAAGCTGTCTTGTCGGTAGCGTTTCCCGACAAGTTCATGGTAATTACGCTGCCAATTGCCAGCGAACCTGTTGCTTCGAACAGCCAGGCAGATACACAAACACCGTCAGCAGCTGCACCGCCAACAGTGTTTGTATACTCACCTAATTTCGTCCAGTTTCCAGTTCCACCGGAAACTGACGTATGATCGTTGCTTGCGCCGTCGGTTGTGGACCTGTTATCAGATACAACAACAAGTATGCCAAAGTCGCCAGATGCCAGCGAGTTCGTCGCCGTCGTTAGAGTAAACGACGACGAACTCGTGAAATGGCCAACGTTGCCAAGAGTACCGACAGCTGCAATTGTCATGCAGGATCACTCGTCGTAACAGGAGAAGCACCGGCATTCGTCGTCAGAGACGAAGTCCAAGCCGACGTAGTGTCATCTTCCTTGTAGACAGTCAGAGTGCCGGCCGCGATTGCCCACTTGTTCCGCAGGAAACGGATTGCATTGAGCATCGACCGTGCAGCCTCTCCAGTAATGGCCGACAAATCCCGCTTGAAGAACGTATCGACCATGTCGGTCCAGTCTTCGAGCATGATGTTGGCATCGCACTGCGCTAGATTCGTTGCACCGCGAATCGAAAGCAGCAGCGACCGTGCACTCGACACAGAGAATCGAGCATTGGCCAGTTGAATCTCGTACACACCCGGATGGTTCGTTGCGTCTACTTCCTTAAATCGGCACTTGCCGGCCGTCGGTGCCGCATACGTACCGAGAGTAGTGATTGTTTCAACGTTCGACGATCCCACTGCGTACACCGTAGCCGCAGCTTCGACATCTGCAATCGAAGAAATGACAAGACCAGAAGACGCATTGGTCAGTCCTGTCAAACCACGGCCGTCAGTCTGTGACGAATCGAGCAGTTTGACTCGGACAATTACGCCCTGAGAACTGTGCTTTACACTGAGAAGCATGTTAACTCCTTACCGAATGTTGCCAGAAAGTTCATTGAATCCGCCGTTAGCTTGCTTGGATGCATGCGGGTTACCGCTGCTTCCAGTGCTTGCAGCCTTTAGAGCAATACCTAATGCCTTCCAGAAAGTCTTATTCGACCAGGAAGGATTAACAGTCGCGCCACCAGTTACAATGCGATCTTCGATTGCCCATTCATAATCGCCATTTGTAATCTGATAGCCAGTAAAACTTGCCCCGGCTGTTGCTGCACCGGCCGGCGAACTCCACGCAGCAAGGCCGATAAACAGGGCGTCAGTTGTGGAGGTAATCGCTCCAGGATCCATTGCTGAATCTGACGAACCTTCTGCTGATACGCCATTGTTGCCGCCAACCAAGATGATTGGAGAAGTCAAATCCAATCCGGTATAGGCTGCAATAGCAATCGACCTATTGACCGTATCATCTGGCAGAGTTGCTCGAATGGTAGGTGTGC